TTCGTCACCCCCCCGCTCGTCGACGATGACGCCCGTGACGGTAATCTTCCAGTTGCCAGCCATCGTCTCCGCTACCTCGGCGGCGCCGATGTGGTCAATGTCGTAGCGGTCGCGCAGTTCGGACTCGACGCTGGCGATCGCCTCGTCTTTCGGTGTGTCTATCGGCATCCCCCGCTGCCGGCGGACGACTTCTACTACATCGCCGCTCATCGCTGTCGCCTCCTATCGCTGGTGCTGGTGCTCTGGTCATCGACTGTCGCTCTGGTGGATTGGGTTGGCATTGTTGTACTGTAAAACCGCGTTACGGCAGGGTCTCGTACCCCTCGAACCAGACGTCGAACGTGTAGCGAAAGTAGTTCGCGTCGACTGTCGACTCCGCCGAGAGGTCGTTCTCTTCCTCGATCCTGAGGTCGGTGATGTCCGTCGCTGGCGGGAAAGTCCGCTCGACGAGGATTGCTCGTCGCGCCTCGCCGACGAGCGTGTTGAACTCGTCCTTATCGGCGACCTGTCCGCCGCCGTCGGCGTGGTACGCTTCGATCTGCACGTTTGCACCGTGGCGGATCTGGTGGTCGTATTCGGTCCCGATGGGCGTATTCGCCCCCGCAGGCGAGGAGTCGACGGTGATGATGTTCTCGTTGACGACGTCGGTGGACCGTGCCCGCCCGCCACTGTTGAGGCGCATCTCGTCGCCGTCGACGAGGGTCGGCTTGGGGTCGTAGTTGGTTTTGTCCCAGTTGGTGTCGAGGTAGTCGAGCACTTCCTGGACGAAATCGGGCAGTGTCATGTCTCGAGGATGCGCCGCAAGCCTTCGAGCGAGTCGCGGATCGCGCGGGACGCTGGAATGCCGGGGTGGTCGACCGAGCCAAAAAACACGCGCCAGCCGGAGACGAACTGCCCCTCCGAGCTGCGGCCCTGGTCGAACTCCTCTTTGACCCACGCTGGTGGTGACTCCCAGATGAACGAGAGGATCGGGTCGCCGTCGATACGGTGAGGCGAGACGCCGAACTCCCAGCGGGACATCTGTTCGGATTCCCAGCCGATAGTTACCGAGATCGTCCCGCCGGACCGGTCGACTTGGAGTCTCCCCAGCGAGTCGATCGTCGACTCAACATCGTAGCCGTGTCGCCGGCCGTAGGCCCGCAACTCCGCATGGACGAGCTCAACGAACTCGAAGACGAGGTTGGCCTCCTCGCCGACGAGCTGGGCCTCGACCTCGTCGAGGGCGGCTTCGCGGAGGTCGGCCTCGAAGTTGCGGTCCAGCGTCGTCATGCTACCAGCCGGCGCGAACGATACCGATGCTCGAGTTCCCGCGGAGCATCAGCAGGCAGACCTCGCCGTAGGGGTTACCCGACAGCGCACTCTCGGGGTTGCTTTGGATGGACTGGACGTCTTCGGTGAAGCCGGTCTGGAACTCGTTGTTCAGTCGCTTGCGCTCGGCGACGTTCCAGAGGTAAGCGCCGAGATACCGCGCGAAGTCAGCGTTGTCGCCCTCGATCTCGCCGAAGCGGGAGACGCGACCGCCGAACACGCTCTCGGTCAAGCGCTCGGCGATGTCACGCAGCGCCTCCTGTTTCGCCGTGTCGAGCGAGACTTCCTGCTCGCCGTACACCTCTTGGATCTCGTTGGTCGTGATGGAAACCATCGGTCAGTCGTGGAAGCGGCAGGGGCGCTCGCGCCCGCACATCTCGCCGGCGCGGTCGCCGCTGGAGAGTTCGACTTGGCAGTGCTCGGGGTCGCCTCCCTCGTCGACGTCGTCCTCGGTGCCGTCGTCCGACACGACATAGGCCTCGCCACACTCTCGACACTCGTAGCCGTCGGGCGGGCTGACGTAGACGAGTGGTGCATCACAGCACGGCGACGGGCCCTGTTCGATTTCGCGGGCTACCGTCGGGAGGATCTGGACCATCAGCGCTTACCCTCCAGCGGGCCGTCGGCATCGCCATCGCGGATCGACCGACTCTCACGGGCGTCGACGCGACCATCGCGGTCGGCATCCTGGTTGACGCGCCTGAGCGGCTTCCCGTAGGTCCAAGTCCGCGGGTTCTTCGCGCCCGTGGGCTCCCGGACAGGGTCGTCAAGGTCCCACCGCTCGATCTCCCGCTGCGACCAGTCGTTGAGCGACATCGTCGACTGCTTGGCCTGCCCGGCTTTTTCGACCCAGCGGCTATCCAGCGACTTTGCGCCCTTGTCGGATCTGTCGAACATCATGTGTATCGCCACCGGGGTGGGGGTGGTGGCGTCAGTACTCGATGGTCGCCGCGGCGTCGGTCTGGGCGTAGGTGGCGTCGACCCAGGCGCGGCTGTTGACGCCTTGGAGGTCCCGGATGGGGTCCTCGTAGTCCTTGATCTCGATGTCCTGTTCGATGACCAGCCAGATGTGGTCACGCTGATAGACGACGCCACCGTAATCGCCGTCGCTGCTGTAGCCCCAGGTGTTGGTCCCGGAGTCGTACGTCGAGGACGACATCGGCAGGTGGTCGACGCCGAAGATGCGGGCCAGTTCCCGCTCGCGGAGCTCGGTGTCGCTGCCCGAGCGGTTGACCTCAACGAGGTTGGAGTCGTTGAACAGGGTCGTCCGCATGCCCGGGTGCGAGACGAACGTGTTCGGCTTAAAGTCCTGCTTGTCGACCTCGCCGGCGCCACCGTTTAGTGCGGGCACGCCCTGGTTTGACCCCGCGGTGTCGAAGTTCTGGTTGGCGTTGTCGACGAGCTCGTTCAGCCAGATGCGGTTGGCGTCGTTCTCGGTGACTCGCCCGAGGCGGCGGATTTCTCGCTCGATGAGGTCGATCCGCGCGTGGCGGATCATCTCGTCGGTGACGCGGGCTCCGGTGCCGATCTTCTTGCAGTCCCACGAGACAGTGCTGAACTCCTCGCGGTCGTCGCCGATGATGCCGCCCTCGGCGATGCCGCCGGACCCGCTCTCGTAGTTGTACTCGTCGTCCTCACCGACGGTGACCGTCCCCTCGGTGGTGTCGGCGTTGAAGACGAACGACCCATCACGGGCCTGCTGGCGCCGGCGGGCACCCTCGGCGACGACATCGGCGAGTTGGTCGCGGAAGAGCGTGTCCACCTCCTCAACGGTGGCGGCCGCGAACAGCATGTGCTGAATGGACTTGTCGACGTGAGCCTCATGGAGGTCGTGCTGGGTCTCCTTGAGTTCCTCGTCGGCGTAGTCCGCCAGCATGTGGTACTCGTCGGTCCCCTCCTCGACGACGGCCGTCCGCTTGGCCTCCGACTCGGGGTCGTACTGCGGGTTCGCCTGCAGGAAGCGGTACTCCGAGCGCTTGCCGGTCGGCCAAGCCTTCGCGACATCCTTTCGGCTGACCGGGCTATCCGGCAGCGCAGCCAGGAGCAGGCCCTTGAACCGCCAGTTGCCGCCCTTTCCGTGCTCGCGCAGCAGTCGCTGTGCTTTGAGTCGAGTCATCTTAGTTCACCTCCCCGCCGAGCGTGACGAGTATTTCACACGTCCCGTTGGACGTGCCCGTCAGCGCCTTGCCGAGGATCTCGTCGCCCGTTCCGTTCGCGGTCGTCACCTGGCCAGCGCTGCCGGTCGCGCCGTGGCCAGTCACGAAGTCGCCGGCCGAGACGCCGGTCGCGTTGACGACGACCTTTGCGCCGACCGTGGCGACCGCGACGGCGTCGCCGCTGGAGGCGGCGTACATCGCGACGCCATATCCCGAGACGCCGTCCTGGTCGACGGCCTCGACCTGGTCGTCGCCGGTCAGGTCGACGTGGTCAGACTGCTCGATGCTTCCGTTCGCGTGCAAGTCGCCGTCGATGTTCTCGACGCCGCCTGCGAACACGTCGCTCATGTCAGAAGTTCTCCTTGCTCACGCGGGGTTTCTGGGTCGCGTTCGGCCCCATCTCTGTGAGGACGCGCTTGTCCTCGTCGTCGGTCCGCTCGGCCCCACCGACGTCGGCGAGGCTGGTCGGGTCTTCTGGTTCGTTCTCGATGGCCTGCAGCCGCTCGTCGAGTTCCTCAACCGTCTCCGCCTCGGCGAGCGTCTCCAACTGCTCGGAGACTTCCGATACGGTGTCGAAGAGATCGGACAGGTTCGTCCCGTCCTCGAGCTCGTCGAACTGCTCGGCCATCGCATCGATACGCTCGGCGTTCGTGGCGACCTGGTCGGCGATCTCGTCGACGCGCCCAGCGACGTCCTTCAGACTCATCTCAACGCCGTCTTGGACGTTGTCGTCATCGTCCGGCTGGGTTTCGTCGTCACCGCCGTCATCGGGGTCGCCATCGCCATCCGTGTCGTCGTCCTGGAGGGCGATGTCGAACGCCTCGGCGAGCGTCTGCAGCGTCTCGTCGTCGGGGTCGTCCCCGAGTTCGACGCCGCGCTCGCGCAACTGTTCGAGAATATGGTTCCGGTGCATCGTTGTGGTTTGTTGTGTCAGTATGTTGGCCCCGCCATCGGAGGCAAGGGCGACGGCGCGCTCGCGGGTCTGCTCCACAAAGGCAGCATCTTTGGACCCGGGGCCCGGTGAGACGCCGAGGCCCACCAGTCCGAGGCCGTTGAACGTCCCCTCGACGAGTTCATGGACGCCCTCGTCCTCGTTCCAGCGGTACTCCTCGCCCCGCAACTCGACCGAGGGGCCCTGTAGGCCTTCGCGGCCGTTCGTCTCGAGAGCGTTCTGGAGTGCCTCATCGGCAAACTCGCTGGCAGGGTTGTCCATGTGGAGGACGATGTCGCCGTAGAGGCCACCGTCCCCCTCACCGAGGTAGATCGAGTCCGTGTCGATCGTGCCGACGTCGGTCACCTCGTTCTCGCGCTCGTGGAACAGGTTGACCGTGTTGTCGGCCCAGTTGTCCGCCGAGTTGGCGATGCCCTCCTTGGAGTAGAGGATGTGCTGGCCCGACCCGGCGTCGCCCCAGACGCCCGGGGCGAGGAGCAAGACGTTCCCGTAGCGGACGGTCCCGTCCGGTTCCTCCTCGCGCGTGATCGCGCCGGGGTTCTGCAAGTCGGCCAGTGCGACGTGAGTCGCCGGCGCGGCCAGTTGTCCCTCGTTTTCCATGTCCTGACAGACGGTGAATGCCTCCGCCTTCGACATGTCGGGGTTGTCGGCCTTGACCGACTCCGCGCACTCTTTATTCGCGTCGGACTGAAGTTTCGAAAGCGGTACGCCCAGCTCGTCGGCGATGTCGCTCAGTTCCTGATTCGTGAGGTCCATAAGATGCAGCCCGCCAGCAGCCCGTCCTCCGCCCCGACCGGATTTGGTCGACGCCCGTCGTCGGCGTCTCTGAGTTTCTCGCCGCTGTGGGTCATCGGTCGCCAGCTAGTCGTCTCCGACTGCCGCCATACCGCCGCCCGCCACCGGCTCGAGACCGTCGTCACGCGGCAGGTACGGCTCCTTGCGGTGGCGCTCCTGCCAGTGGATGGCCTCGCCGTCGATGTCGAACTCGGGGAAGTGCTCGGCCGCGAGTTCGGCCTTCCGCGCGTCGAACTCCGTCCGCGGAAGTGGTGTGCCACCGTGCTCGGGGTCAGTCTCCTCCTGAAGCGTCGAACACGCCTCGGTCGTGTCGTCGTCGAGCGGGCCCGTCCAAGCAACGCGGATCTCCCCGTCGACGCCGTCGGCGAGGTCGTCGATCGCTAAGTCCGTCGCCTCGTTGAGCAGCTGAGCGGACTTGGTCCGGGCGACGTTCTCGGCGCGGTCGGCCTCAATACCGAACTGGTCGCGGACGTGCGAGGCCAGCGAGTTGATCGACCAGCCCTGGGGCTGGGAAAGCCGCGTCACAAACAGGTCCTTGAGATTCTGCGGTGGCGCACCCTCGGTCTGGTCCCAGCGAAGGTTATTGGCCGCCTCCTGGATCCGGTTCTGGACGTTCGCAGGCACGTCCTCGTCGGCGCCGAAGACGGGGTCCGCGAGGCCGTGCAGGTCATCCCAGACGAGCTCCTCGAACCCGTCGCGGTAGATGTCGAACTCGGCGGCGACGGTCGATGGCTCGGCCAGTCGATAGTCGCCGCTGAAGCCATCGTTCTCGGCGTCAGGGGGCGGCGACTGGTCAGCCCGCCCGGGTGGCTCGAAGTCGTCACCGATGTCCTCGTCGTCCAGCGGCGGGAGGTCGAATAGATCCCGCCGCTCGTCGACGGTCATGTCGGCGCCGATGGCGCTGACCTGCTTGCTGAGTTCGTCGACGTCGGTGATGGGGTCGTTGAAGACGTACTCCAGCGAGACGTCCTCGGCCGACTCATCGGCCTCAAGGAGGTCGTCCGGCGCGTACTCCGCCAGGAGCGTCCGGCCGACCTGCTGAACGAACTGGTCACCGAGGAGGCGCTGGTCGGCACGCGCACCCAGCAGGAACAACTGTCGGCGGAGCTTCGCCGGGAAGCCCGTGCCGAGGCCGTCACCGCCGCCGATCTGTGTGAGTTCGATCGGCAGCATGAACGCGATCGCGAGCTTCGAGAGGTCGTGCTCGGTGATGCCGTCGAACTCGAAGTTCTCCGCTTCGATGACGTCGATATCGACGTCGCGGCCGGTGATCCACTTGGTCAGTTCGTGGATGTTGTCGAACATCGGCCGCGCCCGTCGAAGCTCGTTGTCGTCGATGACGGCGCCGTCCTCCCGGCCGAGCTTGACGTGAAACTTCGGGAACGCCTGTAGCTGGATGGCGTTGTTAATGGCATCCTGGTGCTCGTGATAGGCCTGCGCCTCGTCCATCGCCCGGCCGAGCATTGACATCCCGACGGGGTCCCGACCCGAGGCTTTCGTCGTCTTGAAGTGGAGGACCTCGTCAGGGTCGAAGGACTTCTCGTACCCATCCTTCGATCCCTTGACGTCGACTTTCTGCTCCCAAGACTCGATCTCACCCTTGCGGTTGAGGTTCGGGACGGTCGTCCAAGGCTGGATGAGCGTGATGCCGCCGAAGTCGCCGCCGCGTGTCTCCTGTGTCTCGCCGAGGCTGTACCCATAAAAGTAGGCGTCCGTCCCGATGTCGACCATGAGCGTATCGCGGTCGTTGAGCGTGTCGTTCAGCCACTCGGCGACCTCATCGCGCTTGCTCGCGAACTGCCCGCCGGTCCCGAAGACCATCAGGGTCCGTGCCTCAAGGAGCGTCGCGATAACCCCGCCGTCGACGCGGATGTTGTGGTACTCTTTCAGTTGCTCGCGGGTGGCCCGACGGTCCTGCCAGCTCGGCGTGTCGGCCGTCTCGCCACCCTCGATGTAGGAGCTGGGCGTCTCGAGACGGGCCTGCAGCTTGGTCGTCTTCGCTCTCGCCCACATCCCGGCGAGTTTGCGCGTCGTCGATGCGGCCGATCGCAGGCGGGAGAACCGCCCAGGTGTGTCCTCACTCATCGTTGCTGGAATACCTCTCGCAGTTGCGTCGCACCCTCAGACGGCGGCTTCGGGTCCGCCACGTTGGGGTCGTCGCGATAGCGGTCCGGCGCGTCACAGGCGTCGGTCCGGCAGGCCCAAGAGTTGACGTACTCGACCATCCGCGGGTCCCAGGTGACGTCGGCGTACATGAGCGCGCCACACTCGGGGCAGTTCGGCGGGTCCGGAACCCACGGGATGAGCGTCCGACTGTGGTCGCGGACCGCGTCGACGGCGTCACTCGCTGCCTCGCTGGCCTCGGCAAAAGTAGGCAGGTCAGCCATCAGCGATCACCATACGCGCGGCCGCCGTAGGCCTCGATCGACCCGCCGAGGTCCAGCTGCCGGATGGCCATCTCGGCCGCGTCAAGAAGGTCGTCGTGACTGCCGTTCGGGAAGGCCAGCCACTCCGAGACGAACGGATCCCAGCGAGGGTCATACTCCTGGCCGGGCCCGCGCCCGCCGGGGTCGTCGTGGTTGACGAGTCTGACCCGCTCGTTGGCGAACGGGACGCTCAGGTAGGTCAGTCGCTCCTCTTTGGAGCGGTCGTTCTCGATTCCGTAGGCATTGAGGCCGGCGTCTTTGGCATCCTGGACGAACCAGCGCTGGGCCTGGATGGCCTCGATACCGACCTTGTTCGTTGGGACGCCGTCCATGATCGACCGGAGCCAGCCGACGCCCTGGTCTTTCGTCATCCCACGGGTGCGGGCGATGTCGACGAGAAACGCCTCCTGGCGCCAACTGTCGTACGCGACGACCGCGGCCGCCCAGTAGTCCGTGTCATTGTCGCGAGCCTTCTCGGGGTCGGCCTCGAGGCCGAGGTCGGCGGTGACGGTCCAAGAGAGTTCACGGTCCTCGGTGAGCGTCGCGGCGTCGACGAACGACAGCATGTCCCGCGTGAGAAACGACCCACCGGCGTCGAACTCCGCCATGATCTCCCGGCGGAACACGCGCTCGGGCAGGTCATCGAACAGTTCGTCAATGCGAGCGTCCGGGATGAACGGGTTGTCGTAGGACGTCGCCCGACAGGAGTCGTAAAGGTCGTCGCCGGAGTCCTGGCCGCGCTCGAAACACTCAACGAAGTGCTCCGAGTAGGCCGCCTTGCCGATGAACGCCGCCCGGCCGTCCGTGTCCAAGAGCATCGGCGCGAGGTTGGACTCCCAGATGTCGTCGTCCATGTACCCGCGCTCGTCGATCGTCATGTCGTCGACGCCGGCGCCGTCGAGTGACTCCGGGCGGTCAAAGCTATAGAACTCCAATTGCGACCCGTTGACCAGCGAAATCTCGAACGGGATGGTCCGCTTGGGCTCACCGTCGATGAGCCGGTCGGGGATCATCTTTAGCGCCGTCTCGAAGCCGTACTTCTTGGCCTGGGTGTAAGTCGGCGCGACCCACCAGGTGACGATGTCGGAGTCGCGCCCCCAGCGGTAGACCTCGGGCTGGATGGCGAAGTCGACCTGGGAGGCGAGACCGACCGTGTTCTTGCCGAAGCGGCGGCCACCGGCGAGCGTACGGTACTTGGCGTCCGACTCGAAAAACGCCCGCTGCTTGGGCGACAGCTTCCACTGCAGCCGAATGGTGTCGCCGCCGTGACCAGTGGCACTCATGAGTCGCTGGTCAGGTCATCTTCGGTGATCTCGACGACATCGGACTGGACGGAGTGAGCAACCTCGCCGTCGACGTTCATGTTGATGTCTGTCGAGTAGACGCCCAGCGCTTCGCCTTTC